CACACGGGAGACTGTGAGCGAACGGTCACGGTCACAGACAACGCACACGAGCCAGCGTCGGCACAGCCCAGATCGTCAGGCGGCGTGAATGTCAGGCTCGCCGCGCTGCTCGTGACGCTCTCGCAGCATGGGCCGACCGGGCACGAGGTCGAGCCCGGCCCCTGCCACCGACCGCCAGCAGCGGCACACTCGCCGGCACTGAGTTGGTTCGTCGTGATGTACGTTCCTGTCTCGGGATCGTACCGCTCGACCGTCGCGAGCGACCATGAGCCGTCTTCGCCTTGGACGCAGCACCCGCCACGGCACGCAACCAGGCAGTTGAACCCAGGAAACTCCTCTTGCTGCCCCTGCGCGTGCCGCCGCTCCGGCGGACATTGGACCTGCTCCTTGATAGAGCACGACCCGTCATCGTTGCAGCACCAGACCGGGCAGGCGTCTGTCGTGCAGCAGCGGTCCGCCGTGAACGTGCCCGATAGGCTGTCGCAGACGTACTCGAACGTGTCCTCGCAGCCTTCGCCCGCGTTACCACCGCAACACCGTCCGACACACCCTCGCCACGTCCCGGCGGGCGCGTAGGGAATCTCCCACTCCGTCTCCGTGTACGGCAGGTGACTGCGCCACCACTCTCCAGTCAGCGGCTTGTCCGTGCATTTAGGACAGCACAAATCGTCCTTCACGCTGGCGGTCGAAACCTCCTCGCCGACGCGACCATCGAATATCGTCGCGGGCACGCAGCCGCAGCACTCGTCAAACGCTCCCCACCGCAGGAAAATCTCCCCCTCGGGACACGGCGAATCAGGATCCGACTCGGGATGAAACGTGCCCTTGCAGCAGTCGCCGGGCTCGGTGTGGATCACACCACCGCAGCACTGGTCACAGCAAGCCGCATCGGTGCCGACCTGGCCGTCACGAAGCGTCGGCTTGCCGTTCTCGAACTTAATGACGGTCATGGACTCGGCGTCTCACACGCGTTGACGTCGTACCACTTCAGGCAGCCGTTCGCGTCGTGGCCGAGCAGTTGCACCGCCGAGCCGTTCCATCCGCTCCACTTCGTGAAATCCTCGCCGCCGATGGTCTTGCGGCACGATTCCGAATCGTCTGGCGAACCCGCCTCAACGAGATACCACTTGCCGTCGGCTGCCTTCCCAATCGCGACCCACGAATCCTGGGCAACATCGTGCGACAGATTGCGGACGTTCTCGACCGTCGCCAGTGGCGAGGTCTGCGTCGGCGTGCATGTGCCTGCGCCACCCCAAAGCGTGACCGGGACGCACTGGCCGACGGACCAATCGCAGGTCGTCTTGCCGATGCGGATCGTGGCGCCTCCGCCACCAGCAATGCCGACACGTTCAAACGTCAGCGGCCCGCAGTCACGGTTGCCCTGCTCAACCCTGCGAACGACGCTGGCAATACGCTCCGCAGCCGGCCGCGTGAACGTGACCTTCTCAGTCCGCGCCGCCTTGCCATCGGGACGGTCAGCCATCACAAGCACCCAGATGCGGTAACACCAGAGACCAGGCTGATGCGGCCAGCGCCGGGAGCGTATGGGTTGAGCCCGACAGCCTCAAGTTTTCCAGCGGCTACCACGCGAGTGGCGGTGCCTTTCGTGGCAGTCAACTGCCAGGCATACGCATGGGTCGTGGCCGTAATAGAGGAGAAAATGATCGTTGCGACGTTGCTAGAGACCGTCGCCGGCAGGGTTATATCTCCAGCGAATAATTTCACGCAGTTATTCGGCAAAGCATTAAGATCCCAGCTCCAGAACCTATCGCCCCTTACGTAATTTCCAGCGTCTGAATTGTTGGTCGAAATGCAATTATTGTCGCCCGTTTCTGGGAAGACCCTGTACGCCTTGGCCGCATACGACACACCCGTGCCGCCACATGCTAGCTCGAACGACGCCTTTGCTTCGCTAACGCCGTCCCATTCAATGTCATACCGGGCCGGGCGAAACGACAGCGAGCCAGAAGAGGCACCTTGATTGAACGACATATGTCACCGTCAGAAAGGGGGCGTGCCGAAGTAGGACGAAAAATTGACGGCAGGGTAGATTCGGCGTTCCAGAATGTCGGGCGGGCCAGACGTGCCGCCGACGTATTTCTGCGAGCCTGTGGCCGTGAGAGGCTGCGGTGTACCGGCCGCCACGTCAGTGCCGTCATCGGCTCGCACGAACGTGCGGAACTTCGGCCCGCCTGGGGAGTTGACGTAATGCCAGCCGACGTGCGGCAGCAGCAGATTGTGCCCGCTGCGCCGATAGACGAGCTCGACCGTAATCGACCAAAACCGCAACTCTTCGTCGTTCACAACCTCAGTCTCGGCTTTCCCGCTAATCCCGGCGCATAGCCAGGTGTGAGCACTGCCGCCGAGGTAAGGGCTCGCGTTAATGGTATTAGTCACCGCTGCCGCGTCAGCCAGCGGAAACGCAGCACGGTTGCCAGCAATCGTCGCTCGCACTTCTGCCTCGACCGCCTGGAGCCCCTCGAAAAAATCCCCGGCCGCGTTCACTAGCGGGCGCCGGTCGGCATTGCCCGTGCCGTGGTAGTACGTGAGAGCCGGCACCTGGGCACCGCCAGTAGAGAACGACCACACGTCGGGCCGGGCCAGGGGGTTCGGGTCCAGGTCCTCTTGCTTCGAAACCTCATACTTACACGTGACCTCGACGTGATGGCGATCCGTCTCGGTGACGGACGCATCGAGCATCAGCAGGTACGCGAACTCGGGGTGCGAGTCGCCGTGGAAAATGCCGATGGCGGAAATGATTTCCGACGTAGGCGTCGGCGCGTCCACCGTCACGACGAACTTCCGCTCGGCGGTCGGGCTCTCGCCGAACTTGTGCGAGAAGGTACGCGGAAGAACTTCGTTGGCGAGTATGACGGCCATTAGATTTGCACCGGCTGGGCGTTGGCTTTCGCGATCTCGCGCTTGATGTCCTGCAGTTCGCGGAGTTGCTTGCGGTACTCGGCGACGGCAGGATCTTCGCGGCCCGTCGCAAGAGCCAGGAACTGCGACGCCCCTTCGCTCGTGCGGATGTCGTTCCCCTGGAGGGCTTGGTTCGACGCGCGGGAAAGTTCTTCGATTCGGTCGCGGTCGATCTCGGCACGACGCTCGGCGTACTTCTCTTCGAGGTCGGCGATCTCTTCGGCCTTTTTCCTTGCCTGCTCAAAACCGCTGACAATTGCCTGCGACGCCTGCGCAAACGTCTCTGGGTCAATGATGTCTAGTTCAAGCTGCGTCTCCAGTTCGGCAATCTGCTCCTGCGCTTGCGTGAAAGCTTCAGGGGCGATCTGGAACGCGTCGAACGTAAAGGCCTGGTCGAGTTGGTCCCTCGCAGCGTCGAGGGTCTTCTGGTTTTCCTCACGAGTCTTTGCCGCCCCGCTGGCAATATCCTGCTCGCGGGCAAGTGCCTGGTCGAGGGCCGCAAGCCTGGCAGCAGCGGCATCGGCAGCAGCCTGATCGCCAGCCGCCCTCGCTGCCGCCTGTTCCTGTTCAACTCGTTGGATCTCTCGGTCAATCGCCAGCACGTTCTCGGCAGCCTGCGCACGCTGCGAGTCGCCGCCGAACTCGTTTTCGATTCGCAAACGCTCCAGGGCAGAGTCGGCAACACGACGGTCGGCCTCGAGCTGGGCGTCGGCTGCACGCTTGGCTTCCTCGGCAGCCTTCTGGCGTGCATTGGATTCATCCTCGATGACGCTGATGTTCGCTTCGAACTCCTTGCGGGCGTTCTCGGACGCCTTCTTCGCCTCGTCCGCCGACAGCGTCCCATCCGCCTGGAGTTGTGCGATCTCTTCCAGTTGGTTCTGGAACGCGAGCGCCGCGTCGAACCCAGCCTGGCCAAACTCGGCGGCCTTCTTCGACGCCTTGTCGATTTCGTCGTAGTACTGCGTAGCCGCCAGCACAGGCTGCGACACGTCTAGGGTGGCCTCGACTGGTGTCTCGACTTCCCGCTTGATGCCAAGGAAGTTCTCGGCAATGGTCAGCAGACGGCCGACCGTTCCGCCGATGGCCTGCGCGATGGTGCCGAACACCGACGAAACGCTGCCGAACACTTGCGAGATCACACCACCAATCGTCTCGATGGCTGACTGCAGGCCGAAGAACTCCGCCCACGACGCCAATTGCTCGCCGAGGTAGCCGGTGACCTGGGAAAACGCCTCGCCGATGATGGTCGCGACACGCGAGATGGTTTCGCCAATCGCGCCGATGTTCTCGGCGATGACGCCAAGCGGACTGAAGGACGCCATCCACGCGACCGTTCCGGCGGCAGCGTCGCCGATGCCAGCAATGGCGCCAGTGACGCCGTCTACAAATGCATCCACGCCTTGGGCGATACCGCCGAACAGCGTGCCGATTGGTTGCAGAACCGCGCCGATCGTGCGACCTGCAGTCCCTACAACCGTGGCGACAACTTCAAACGCGCCGCCGATGAGGTTGAGTGCTGGCTCGAGTATCTGTCCAATCGGCTCCACGATTGCGTTGATGCCACCCAAGAACTCCGCAGCCCCCTGCGCGATGCCTTCGCCGAGGCCAGCAAACGGAAGAATCAGATCGGTCTGCAGGCCCTTAGTGGCAACGCGCAAGGCATCGAGGCCAGCGCCGAAATCGTCGATGCGACCTCGGTCGATGTCGTTGAGCACCTTGCCGAACCGAGCCATGTCCTTCTCGGCAGGGCTCAGATTCTTGAAGAACGGCAGCAACGCCGCACCGCTCTTGCCGAACAAAGCCATCGCAGCGGCCGTGCGCTTCGCCGGGTCTTCAATCGCCTGGAGCCGGTCGCCAATCAATCGAATCTGATCTTGCTGCGACAGCCCGTTCAGTTCCTCGATGCTGACGCCCAGACGGCCGAGAGCCTCCTGCGCCTTTTTGCTTTCCTCGTCTGCACCAACGAGCGTCTTTTGCAGCCGCGTCATTGAGCCGGCCAGCGTCTCGACCGAAACGCCAGACCGGTTCGCAGCCTCTTCGAGCGTCTGAATGAACTCGAACGATACGCCCAACTGGTCGGCCAGGTTGCCGAGTTGCTCGACGCGGTCTTCCAGTGCCACGAGCCCGTTCGCCACGCCAACCGCAGCGGCACCAAACGCTGCCACCGCAGCCACGCCCGCCGTCATCGGATTCACCAGCCCGGCGACCGACGATGCAACGGAGCCGAACCCCTGCGAAAGACCGCCAGCGAACACGCGGCCGAGCCCTTCGCCAGCACTGGCGAGCCCAGACAGCCGGCCAGCCACGTTGCCAATCGGCCCGGGCAACGCCGAGAGGATGCCGCTCAGTTCGTTGAACGCGAGCGTGTTGCCGCTGCCTGCCGCGTCGGCGGCGGAATCGTACTTGGCTGCGGCAACGGTGGCCTTGGCGTAGCCTTGAGCCGCACGCTGCAACGCCGCGTTGTAGGTGTCCTGCGTAATGCGGCCGGCCTGTAGGTGCCCGTTGAGCTCCAGTACCTCCTGGTCGTACTTCTGCTGCGGCGACAGGTTTGCCTGCGTGATCTGGGCCGCGCGAGCCAGGGCACTGGCGCGGTCGGCCTCGGCCTTGGCTGCGGCCTCATTCGCTCCGCTCGCGTCGGCGGCCGCACGGTCATACGTCTGCTGCGAAATGGCACCCTGCTGGAGCAGGTCGCCCAGGCGTGCCAGCGTCGCAGCCCGCTGCTCCTCGGCGGTCGCTGCCTGCTGCGTGATCCGCGCCCCTTCCGCAAACGCCGCAGCGGATGCGTTGGCGTCCGCCACAATCGTCTTCAGTTCAGTGGCATACTGCTCAGCGGACACCTGGCCGGTGCGGAAGGCGCTATTGAGAAACGCCAGGTCTGTGGCGACCTTCTGTTGAGCCTGGACGGCCGCCTCGCTGGAGCGAGTGAACGAATCGAACAGCGACGCGGCACCATTAGCCTGCTGGCCCAGGCGCTGCAACTGGCGATCCACCTGCGACAGACCCTTGGTCATGCCGCTGGCGTTCGCCGTGAACTGCACGCCAAGGCCAATCGTCGTCGCCATTACTTGCCCATCGCTCGCTTCAGACTCTCCAACTGCTCGAGCAGTTGCAGGTCGTGCTGTGGTGGTTTCTCAATCGGTACGAAATCTTCCGCCTTGGGCGTCCTGCCTCGCGGGCAATACGGAGCCAACGCCGCACTCGCCAGCAATCCTGTTTCCCGCCATGTGTCAGGCAACGGCGAGAAGAAGCGGTGATACGCCATCCACTCGCTCAACTCGCGGGAATCCATGTCCCGCATGAGCTGCTTGACCGTCATGCCGAGGAAACCCGCCAGACGAAACATGAACCGCTTCGTCGGGCGGATGGCTAGTTTTTTGCGAGCTCCTCCACGTCCTTGTCGGTCAGGGCGTTGTGTTCCATCGCCTTAGTCCAGATGCGGCCGAGCACCTTGCTCGACTTCTTCGCGAGAGCCTGGACGCCTTCATCACCAGGGAAGAGCAGTTCGCCCTTCTCGTCACACAGGCACTTCGCCAAAAACTTGGCACGGAAGTTTTCCACGCCCTTGTTCTTGTTGAGCACCCAATCGTTTTCGTAGGCGTCACGCTCGCCGCATGACATGACGCGGCAAAACACAGCGCCGCCCCACTCGGACACCTTGATCTCCAAGAGGCCCATATCGTCCGCCGCGAGAATCTGGTCAGCCGTCAGTGCCATGTGTTTCACCCGTCGAGGATCTTGAACGTCACGCTGTAACGGGTCACACCGTTTACTTCCGGCGCGACGTTCAATCCCTGATAGACTGCCTTGCATGTCAAGGCGGCGCCGCCACCGCTGATCGTCAGGTCGTTCCGCAGGCCGTAGTTGCTGGTCGCGATACCGACCGAGCCAAGGCACGTCAGAGTGACGCTGCCCAGTTCGTCGGTCCACGTAGAGTCGCGGCCCTTTGGCAGACTGCCGCCGTACGTCCACGCGAGGTCCGTGACCTCGGTGAACGTAGCGCTGCCCCAAGTCGCCGTGATTCCAGTGCTATACGTCGCCACGGAAGCCTCCGTGGGTCAGGCGTACTGGAACTCGGCCGAGCCCTTGATCACGTCGTTCACCGCGAGCGTGATGGTGCAACTGTTGCAGGTCGCCGCCCCGCTGATCGTAATTGGCCCGCCGACCGAGAGCGTGCCGGTGGCACCCTGAGCAAGCATCCCGGTGCCGATGAACTCGACGCTCACCGTCTTGCCAGTGTCGCCAGCAGAACCCTTGAGCGGACGCTGCAGCGTAAGCACGGAAGCCCCAGCCGTCAGGCCAAGGTGCGAGATGTCGATGTTGTCCTGGCCGGCGTTATTTGCGACGGTCCACGTGAGACCGGTCAGCGTGCCAGTGAAGCCAGGAAAAGAGAACGTCGTGCCGCTGCCGGAATGAGGAGTCGTGGACATGGGCTGTTATGTCTCCTGCCACCAGATGTCGTAGGTTTGCTTCACCACGTAGAGGGGCGACTCTGCACCCTCTACTTCCACCAGGTCGTCGGCCTCGTCGATGAGCGCCGTCTGCTTGACCTCCGTATTGTCCACCGTGCCGCCGTACCCATCCAGAACGACGCGGCACTTGTCAGCCAGGTCTCTGGCCGCTTCGTACGTCTCGCCGTAGGCGAACAACTCCATCGTCACCCGTGGCACGCCGACCGGGGCGTTGAACGCCTGCTGCCGCTCAATGCGGGCTCGCCGCCAGATGAGAAGCGGGTAGGTAATCCGCTGCGACCCGACGTACCGCAGGGGGTAGATCCTGCCGCCGATCAGCGAATTGACCGCCGGGGAGTTGACCAGGGCAGTCCGCAGCACGAACTCGGGCGATTTCATAGAAGGTTCCCGCCGCCTCTAATTGTTTGCGAAGCCAGTTCTCGGACGGCGGCGTTGAACGCCTTTTCCATCTCGGCAACCAAGAAACTTTCGACGTTGCTGCGGGTCTGCTCCCACGCCGAACGCACTGGCGGCCGACCGAGCCGCCCGCCCACGGGCATCTTCCCGGTGGACACGACGCGACCGTCCTTCGTGCGGCGGAACCGCTCCTTGGTGCCGAACTCGACGAGCCCCTGGTGGTAGCCGAGCTTTGTGTTGTCGTAGGGCTCGTTCCATTTCCGGCCGCTCTTGTAGCCGAGGATGGCGATGCCAACGCCCTGCCTTGCGTAGACTCGGCTTTTGACCGCAATCGACCGACGCAGATTGCCGGTCGGACCTTTGGGCGTGTTGGCCTTCAGCGCCGCCAGCGTGCCGCCTTGCTCGGCCGCACGACGCAGACCTGCGGCCATATGCTTGCCGGCCATGTATTTCGGAAGCCCGGTAAACAATGCCCGCATCCGTTCCAGCCCTGGCACGTTCGCCGTGATGCGGATGCCAGTCTCAGCCATCGGTGCGCTCCGAGCAGATAGCCTCGTGTTCGCTGCGGTTGCCCCGCTCGAGCAAGCTGACGATTTCCAGCGTTCTGTTCCGCCACGCGAACCTCATCGACTGTGTGAGTCCCGGCAGGTATCGCAGCCGCACCCGGTGCGTGAGTTGCGTCTGCTCCTGGCCGGCGAGCATCGCCTCGCGAGCCGACACGCCGTCCACGCTCGCCCACACGGCGGTCGAGTTGTTCCACGTCAGCACCGTCTCGCCGAGCGTGTTCGTGGCCCCGCTGGCGATTTGAACTGTTACCCGCTCGCGGAGTTCGCCTGGGCGAATCATCGGTAGGAGCCCCACTTCTGTGACGAGAGCAGCGACTCCACGGCGAACTCCAACTGCTTGGAGATCGAGCCGACGAGCACCGTTGAACGGTTGTCGTACCAGAATCCCACCAGCATCAAGATCGCGTGCCGAATCGCCGCCGGTACGCTCGTGCCGCTCGCCCCGTAGCCGGCCCACCACGTGACGCTGATGGCGTTGTCATCCCGCAGATGCGGCGGCCACGTCTGGCCGTAGAGTGCCTTCACCGTGCCAGGCGTGCCGTCTCGGTCCACTCGGTAGCTGGCCGTCGAATAGGCAGACGTGGTGCCGTTGTCGGCGGTGTAGGTCAAGACTACCGCCGTGGCCGTTCCTGCCGTCGCCATCGGCGGCCTGGGCAGTTCGATGTCGTGCGTGCCGTCTGGCGGAAATGAGTCAAAACGCATCACCCACTGGGTGTGGACCAGCGTGCGGTCTAGGTACTGCTCGACCCACTCGCGAGCCGCCGTGATGAGCGTGACGATGTAGGCATCGTCGCTGCTGGCATCCACCCGCAGATGGGCCTTGGCCTCTGCGAGCGTGACGGGTTCAACGGCCGGGGGCGTCGCTCTTGTCAGGCTGCGGTATTGCACGTGGGCGTCCTCGTCTCCTTGGCGTGGCGTCTGCCGTCTCGACCTGGTGCTCGGCAGCGGCCGTCTCGATCAGCGTCTGCTGGCTGTCCTCGACCGCCACCCGCATGGCGACCAACTGCGCGGCCAGGCCGCCGGCGATCTCCACAACCTGCCCCTTGCGGTAGCCACGCCACGCGCGGCTGAACTTTAGTTTCATCATTGGGGCACGCTCCATGCAGTTTCGGGACGTCTTAGGGTGTTCGTGAAATCGTTGGCCCACTGGAACACAGGGGTGCTCAGGTTCTTCCCTGGCCACGTCACCACGTACTCGCCGTGGCCCAGCACGACGCGTGGCGAGACGTAGACGCGGTTGCCGCTTTCCCGCCAATTCGCCCAAAACCAGATATCAGAGTCGCGCCTTAGAGGACCCCAGCCCCCATCGGGATCTGGCTGCTCCCAGAACCATGGTTTCTTGCACCGCTTGAGTGCCGCCGTGGAAATCACGGTCAGCCCGAAGTGGGCGCTATCCACCTCCTGCACGGGCTCGGCAAACCACTCTTTGCCCACCGTCGTGCTGCCGCCTTCCGGCGGATTGTCCAGCATGCCCTTCAGCGTGAGCATCGGCCTGCCGTCCTCCCGCTTCGTCTGCAGCCCAGTGATGGCGTCACACTGGAACGTCATCGCCATGGCGAACAGGTGCTCCACGTCGGCCTTGGTGAAAAACGTGTCGTAGTCGATGGTCAGCAGATATTCCGCTTTGTCGATGAACTGCTCCATCACACGGGTGTTCACCTGCGACCAGAAGGCCCCAGTGCCCATTGTGGGGCGAATCCCCAGCGGCATGAGTGCCTGAGCCCACGTGAAATGGTTGGCCGTAAACGAAAGCCTGGGCATCGACAGGATGGCTTCCACACGGATGTCAACCTCCGTGCCGCCGACCTTGACCAGCATGGGCACCTCGCAAACGAGAGCGGGCCGCCCCGTTATGGAGCGGCCCGCCCAGTTTGCACGTCACGTCAAGCCGTCAGGCTCACGCACCGACCAGGCCGACAATCGGGCCGGTGACGGTCGAGGTGCCGAGGTTGGCGTGCGTGATCGCCACGCGAGCCACCGCACGGATGACCGTCTGGTCCGACAGGAAGTTCACCTGATCGCTCGACGCGATCTCGATAGCCTGGCGGATGCCGTAGTAGCTCGAGTTCGCCATGTCGCCGTAGAGGCACATGACGACCCCGGTGTGGTCGCCGCTCGACGGCAGGCGGTCGGTGAGAACCACCGGCTTGCCGAGGAACGTCAGGCCCATTCCGGCCTGCATCGACACGGCCCCGCCGAGCGCCAACTCCAGCCCCTGCATGCAGGTGGCGAAGAAGAACGGGCTGCAGAACCACTTGGCACCGGCCTGACTGTGCTGCGGGATGGTGCCGACCATCTGCAGCAAGTTGGCGCGGGTCACTTCCGTCACCTCGTCGCCGGCAGCCGTCACGAGCGACGCCGCCAAGTCGTAGGTCGTGACGTTGTTCGCAGTAGTGGTCTTGATCAGACCGCCCGCGTGGCTCGTCACCAGACCCGCGACACCGGGAGCACTCGACGGATTGCCGCTCCACGCAGCCGCCTCGACGGCGTTGCTGAGCGACAACGCCAGCTCGGCAGCGATCCAGTCGGCAATCGACACGATGGAGTCTTGAAGGAGCTCCGACGCGATGACCACCGCGCCCGTGACCTTCTTCGCCGTCAGCGTGACCTGGTTGCTTGTCGGGTCGCTGGGGGTGATGGCCACGTTCTCGTCGATCCACGCCGCCGACGCACCGGCAGTCCGACGCGGGAACAGCACCACGTCGCTCGGCATCACCACGTTGGTGGCGTTCTGAGCGAAGGCGGAATACTGATCCACCAGCCGGATCACGGTCGAAGAGAGGACGTCGGGCACGAAGGCCGAGCCGGTCGTGGAACCGGTCGAACCCTGGGCGCGAGCCTCGACGCCGTGATCCTGGCACCACCGCTTGGCCTCGGCATCGCCCGCCTTGGCCTTGAACCACATGCCGACCTGGTAGGCGTCCTTGGCGTTCTCAAACGCACGGAGCCGGCCCGAGAAGGGGACCGCTTCGATGCGGACCTTCTCGCTCCGCTCCTCGGTCGCACCGGCAACCGGCGAGCAGCGGTCAACCACGCTGCGGAGCTTCAGGGCCGAGTCGGCGACCGACTTCTCGAAGTCGATCTTCTTGGCGAGCTTGGCGGCGTCGGCCGTCAGCGTCTCCAGTTCGAGGTCACGCTCCGCGATCTTGTCCGCGTCGCCCTCGACGGCCCGCACGGCGTCGATCCGGTTGGCGAGGGCAACGGCCTCGTCCTGCAGCTTCTTGAGGTTGTCCACTGTGTGATGTCTCCGCCGGCGGTATTGCCGATGAAGTCCACAGTGCCACTACCGGGTATCCCTCTTGCAGAAGCGCACTTCGGAAAGTGTTGTTTTTACAAACGCCACAGCCCGAGCCCCGCAGCGTGGGCAACGCAAATACCGCTGCCGTTCGTCGCCGCATGGACGGCTGGAACGGCACCGTAGTTTCTCGCCGCAGGTGCAGCGGGCCTCAGCCATTGCGAAGCCTCAGTGCCCACGCCGTAGCGGCGTCACGAATCATGGATCGCCTGGTGACTACAGCGGCAACCGCCTCTGGCTCTGGCTGCGACTGTGACGCCAGCCATGCTTCGTAGGACCGCATGGCAACAGAAGCAGAGGTGGCGGGGTACGCGGGCACAAGTACAGGCCCCACGTCATACAGCCCGCTCACCTCGCGGATTTGCCGCACGGCCTTGCCATCCTCGCCGGTGCGAAATGATTCGTTCTTCGGGTCAACCGTAAAGGCGAACGAAGAGCCACGCACGTCACGCCGCTGGATGAGCTCGAGCACGTCAGCCCGGCTGACCGGCGGCGTCACCACGTACCTCAGTCCCTTCTCGTCACTGGACAACTCCAGCGTGCCCGAAGAGGTGCGGCCCAGCACGATGTTGGAATCGTGGTTGAACAGGGCCACCACGTCGCCCTTACCACGCTGGCGGTTCAGAATCTTGTCGAACGCCCCCGGCAGGATCTCTTCCTTGAACCCGCCGAGGTCCAAGGAAAGCCGGTTGTAGACGGCGGCGTAGCCGATGATGGCGGCCCGGCCATCGGCCCGGCTCTCCACGATCAGTTCCTGCTCATCCTCAAACGCGAAGTCGCGGCGTTCAATTTCCATCGGTCGTGTCCTCCTCTTCGGCCTGGTCTTCGGCGTCATCGGCCGGGGTGTCTTCTTCCTCGACTGGCGGCTCGGCCATCGGCTCCGGTGCCGGCGGCTCTTCGCCAACCTTGTCGAGCGTGGTCATGTTCAGTTGAACGAAGTGGCGATCACCGTCAGGCCCAATCGGATTGAGGTTCTCCAGTTCCCGAATCTCGTTGATCGTCATCCAACCGTTCTGCAGGGCGCTGACGTAGTAGGCCGACCGGCTTGCGTGGTCGCCACGAAGCAGGCCGCTCACGCTGTGCTCGGCAAAATACCGCTCGTCATCCACGATCAGGTCACGTGAGATCGCCGCTTCCCACCGCTTCAGATGCGGCAGCAGGCAGTGCTGCACGAACTCCGTGCCCTGCACCTCGATGTTGCTGTAGGTGCTCCGGCTCAAGTCTTGAATCATGTGCGGCGGCACGCGGAACGCACGACATATCTCAAGCAATTGCCACTGCCGCGTCTCAAGGAACTGCGCCGCCTCGTTGCTGCCGCTGAGCTCGTGAGCCTTCACCCCATTCGGCAAAACCGCCGTGCGGTGTGCTCGATCCGGCCCCCGGTGCATCCGCTCCCACTGCTCACGCAGACGCTCTGCCGCCTCAATCGGAATCGGGTTGTCGCTCTCCAGCACGATGCCAGGCCGGGCACCGTTGCCGAAGTACGTGGCCCCGTGAGCCTCCAATGCCTGTGCCAGCCCGATGGCGTTCTGAAAAATCTTGTAGGTGGGGATCGGCCTGATGCCGTCCTCGGTCGTGAACCGCAGGCAGAAAATCTGCTCCTGCGCGTAGGGCGTCTGGCGACCATTCGGCTCGCGGTAGAGATACCGCAGGCGGCCGTTCTCCAGCCGCTCCACTTCCATCCGAGACGAATGCAGCGGCCACAGTTCCGACACGGCACCACGCGAGCCCGGCCGGATCTCGGCGTAGGATGCACCATAGTGCAGGTACATTCCTGTCATCCAATCGCGGAACTCCTGCGCCGTCTGCCACGGATTCGGCTGCTGGTGCAAGAGCCGATAGACCGGGTGGCTCGTGGCCTTCTGCTTGCCACCGTTCGCCATCCGCTCAAACACGTGCAGCGGCAAGGCCGACACGGCGTCAGAGATCACGCGGATGCAGGCCGTGTACGCCGAGCACGCCATCGAGTTGTCGGCGTTGACACGAATACCAGACGGTGTACGGCTCGGCGAAACCTCAGGCCAGTCGATGCCGCGAAGCTCGTGCATCCGGTAGTCGTTGGCGGCTGTGTCGCTCATAGCGTGATGATGTCCCAGGATTGTTCTGCTGGCTTGGCGGTCGCCACGGCGTGTAGGCCAATTCCCATCACGAGCGAAACAATGCCGTCGATGCGTTCCGTTGACTTCGCCTTACTCGGCTTGATGTTGCCCTGGTGGTCGGTCTGTATTGCCACGTTGCCAGCCATCCACGACAGCACCGGATGATTCGCGTGGCGGATCTTCTCCGACAGCACGAGGTTTTCCAGTTGCTTGCTCGGGCTGCTCATGGAACCGTAGCCCTGTCCAAAGCCTGTCACATTCACGCCTTCCCCTTGCAGTTGCGTGGCAAGCTGCGTGGCGTTCCAGCGGTCGATTCCCACCTGCCGGATGTTGAACTTCTGCGATAGTTCCACGATGTCTCGCCGGATCACGTCGTAGTCGGTGCAGTTGCCATCCGTGACCCTGATGTAGCCGTCCCGAATCCAGCCGATGTAGTCCACCTTGTCCCGCTGCGTCCGCTCGGCAGCGTTCATCTCGGGCACCCAGAAAAACGGCAGAACGTCGAAGGTGCCGTCCTCGGCCTGGCTCACCATGACGAAGGCCGACAGGTCATACGTGGACGCCAGGTCCAACCCCGCGTACCACTCCCGCTTCTCCAGGTCGCCGGCCAGCGGCTTGCCGCACTTGGCCCAGTTGTCAGGCGACAGCCACCGCACGTCTTGCGTGGTCCAAACATTGAGCCTGTATCGCAAAAAGCTATTGAGCTTCGAAGGCGACTGCTCGGCCTCGCGGGCGTCGGCCGCGAATGACTCCACCGTGATCGTCTCGCCCAGCGACGGGTTGGCCTTGTGCCACGTCTCGCGGTCCTTCCAATCGTCCTCTGGCGACGCGGCGTAGATGCAGCCAAAGAACGCCGGGTCAACCGTGGGATCGGCAATGCACCGCTCGGCGTATGCGTGCTGCTCCCAGCAGATGCTCTTGCGGTCGTAGCCTGCCGTCGTGATCGACAGCAGCAGCGGCTGCCGGCGAGCCGCACCGCCGTACCGCAGGGCATCCCACAGTCGGCGGTCCCGCTGGGCGTGCAACTCGTCAAAGAGCAGGGCGTGGATATTCAGCCCTTCGGCACGGAACGCATCTGCACTGAGAACCCGGTAGAACGAATTGCTCGCCTTGTGGACGATGGTCTTCCGGCTGTCGATCACCTCGAGATGCTTCGACAACGCAGGCGAAGCCCGCACCATCGACGCCGCCTCCCGGTAGATGATGCCCGCCTGCTCGCGGTCGCAGGCCGCACCGTAGACTTCGGCACCAGGCTCGGAGTCGAAGGCGGTCATGTAGAGCGCGATGCCGGCAAGCGTCGTGCTTTTCCCCTGCTTCTTCGGGAGTTCGATGTACCCAACGCGATGCTGCCGCGTGCCGTCTGGGTGCAGCCGCCCGAACAACTCACGCATCACGCGATGCTGCCACGGCAGGAGTGTGAACGGCTTGCCGGCGTTCTGCCCCTTGCTGTGGCGCAGAATCTTTTCGAAGAAATACACCACCCGCTCGTACTTGGCCTGGCCCTCTTTGCAGAGATCAGGCCCCGTGGAGCTTGAAGAACTCTTCGACTTCGTCGCTCGGCTTTTCTTCCTTGCCGCCAAGTCGCACCCTGCTTGTAGGGGTCAGCCCAAACTCGCCCATTAGCGACGCCTGCAGGCTCACTAATCCGCGATATAACGGGCCGGCAGGATTGGGTTTGACGCCACCCAGGTCGGTATGCATCACCGGCCCACTGGCCCGAAGTTCCATCAGGCACGCCTGCGTCGCAGCGTACACCTCGCACAAAGTCGCCAACGCTTCGCCATCGGCGGTCGTGAGCGTGCCGAGGCCCAACAGGATCGGCACGAGCTCCTCCCACTTCTCCACGGCGAGCGGTTCCACCAACAGACGCTTCGGCATCGGCGGCGAGCCAGCCGGGGCCGGGAGGTCGGGCCGGATCGGCCGCTTGCCTGGGTTGCCCAGTAGCTTTTTCACGTTGGCCGGTTGTGGCTTTCGACCGCGTGGCATCAGAAAACCTCAAAAACGCCGGGAAAAACGCTACGCCAAAATGCGGGCGCGCCTTCCGAGGTTACGACCGTGGTTCGCCACCCCCGGCCGCGC